TACTTTACGAATGTATTTTCATCCATGCAGGAATTAGTTACTTGTTTTGGTTTCTCAGTATTGCCATAGTATTGAAGCATAATATCTGCATTTTTTAAATAGTATTCTTCAACAGGGTTTTTAGAATGTAACTTATCTCGTAAATCTTTTAAATCATTCTCTGCTTTAGAAGCTTTTACGATTTCAGGAATTGAACTTGTTACATTCAATTCTTCCATTTCATTCTCAAGAACTGTACATCGTTGTTCTATTTCTACAGTATTAAGCTTGGTATCCTTCATAGCAGACACAATTGATGAATGAACATAATCAAGTGTACCCTGTGTTTTCACAACTCCTGAAGATTCAGACGACTTTTTTATTCTGAAGATGTTGTCCATTTACTTGTCTCTCTTTTTACTCTTAAAGTTCTATAGAGATAGAAAGACTAGAAGAGCACCAGCAACTAATGTGGGTATCACACTCATAGATGTCTTGTTTGTAAACGATTCTTTTGATGCTTTGCATACTGATACATCAACCTGTTTGCATAATGCAGGATCATAATCAGCTGACAATGATGTTGTTAAAAAATACGAAGCACCTCCACTTGTTACATCGCACGTGTAACATTCACATGGAGGACTTCCATCTGCTACCATCGCATTAAATAGGTAATATGGATCAAGACCTTCTACATCTTCCATAATACCTGGAATCAATCCACGCATATCATTTGAAAGAAATGCTAAGTCTTGAAGACCACCTGGAGGACTTCCACCACCTGGAATGTTATTAATGTAATTGTGACGAGGTTGTGTTGAACCATCAGGAGCAGTACACACAGCTCCTGTATTTATAAAAAACTGATTACCTAACGGAGGATCACCTGTAATCATTCCTTTCACATACGTGGTTACCGCATCCAAATTTGTTGAAATTTGACCAAACGTTCCATTTGAACCAACTCCTAACGAACTAGGACCTGGAATAGAGTCCGAATAGCTGTATGATGGACCCATCATATCCGTGCTTGATTTTTCAAGGTTAGACCATATCGGATTGTTACCCAGATCTCCCATTACTTCTAATATAGTTTATAAGTTGTCCCGGAAATACAGGATTTGTTAATGCACAAGGCCGTTGTGCAAGAATAGACTTAAATGTACTTTCATATTCATATCCAAAATACTTAACGCAGTATAAGAGAGTTAGAAATCCGCTTCTATTAATTCCACACTGACAATGAACAAAAATAACATTTGAATCAGGTTCTTTCAAAAATTTATTCATATACATTTCAAATTTTGGAAACCAATCTGTAATATTTGCAGTTACAGTATCTTGTGCTTCTAAGCATGCATACTTAGTTGGATTATGTGTGCGAAACCATTCTGGGCTGTCTTCATCATATGCACAATTAATTACATGTGTAATGTTATTCTCTTTCACAAATACAGGTGATAACATAAATCCTGCACCAAACATGATGGATACATGAACTTTTGCATGAGGATCAAGCATCCATCCTCGTGAATTACGTCTATATGATGCCCATTTATCAGACATTTCTCCTACTTTAAAGTATCCAGATTGTCTAAAAACGAAATTCATTTCTATTAGATAGCAATATTCTAAAGATAAAATGCGTGCATCTAATGATATCACTAGGCATGGCAGCCGCTATACAGACAGAATCAACACAAGCGAACATTTCGCTATCATTAAACAACGAGGCAAAATAATTGCAAGTGCCAAAAATAGGGCTGGAAGCAGATCAAGCGCTTGCGGGTGTAATGATCAAACAATGCATGCTGAATGCGCAGTATTGAAGGATCTAGGCGATCTTTCACTACTTCGTGGATGTGTTATGATTGTATTCCGTTTGAATAAACAGAATCAAGTTAGGCAGTCGATGCCTTGCTGTGATTGCCAAGTTATGCTAACAAAGTGTATGAAGAAATGGGGTCTTAGACGCGTAGAGTATTCGGAGTAAAGCAAATTCTAAAGATTTATATTTTTAGATTAAACTACTTCCTAACGTTCCAACTACATATGCAATTGCAACTGCAGCTCCGCCTAAAACAGCCGCACCTGTGTAAGAAACTACACCACCTGATGTGTATGTGTGAGGAATATACTGTAGAAGTAGAGAGCGAGGAGTGGAGAGAGAGATGATAACTGCAGCAAGAAAGAATCCAAAGTACATCATGAGGCTTTTGATTGCATACCGAATACTACTAAAGGTTGCGTCATGGCTATAAAGCTGTGCAGCTGGCTTCTGAGGGCTCGTATTAATAGGGCTAATAAAAGGATCACCACCACCTGTTACCATAGGCGCAAATGTCGTTGACTGCGGTAAGCTAGGATTTTGAACCGGTCCATTATTTCCAAGTAAAGCACTTAAATCAGTTGCTCCGTCTGCCATTTATTTAGAAGAGGGTATTTCGCACGAAGCATCTTCCGCACTATATTGATAGCATTTCTTGTCAATGCATACAACTTTTTCAATTACATCTTTAATTGATAACGCAAGGGTCTTCCGTTCAAGAATTGGTTTATGAAAAAGCATAATTGTCACACCAAGACCGATTAAAAATGAAAGAAATGTTAAACTTCTTTCATTGTGAAGAATTTTCAGTATCTGAATCATTTGTGTTGAGATGCGACTAAATTAAGAGATGTTGTGTTGTCTGTGCATGGAACTTCTTTTGACTTGAATTTTACACACCCTGTTCCGGTATAAAATCGGTTAGTGTTGCCAGGTAGCGGAACACCCTTGTTATCCCGAACCGGTGGATGAAAAACAGATACTATTAAGAGTCCTACTAATATTCCAGCAAATAGCCATGGAATTGAGATCATCTCTATTGTAATGTGCTCATAATTCTTTCCATCGTCTCTTGGTGATCTCCTGACCATGTCATCATAATTGGCATATTTGTTGGAGTTGTACCATAAATCTCATTTGGAGACCAATTGCCAAAATTAAGAATAATTGTTGCTAGATGAAAGACACCTTCCCAACAATATTCATATGGATTGCGATTCTCTTTCAAACCAGGTGTATCTACCAACACAATAGTTGGTGAAGTATTAATTGTAGTACGAATATTGATTTTAGTTGTGGGAAAGTTATAAATTCCAGCCGTAAAATGCGAGTAGAATTTAGTCTTTTGACATTCAGTTCCTCCAACGAGAATAATCACTGGAGCAGATTGCATTTTTAATTTAAATTATATCAATTTTAATATCAAATTATTCGTTTTTAACATAACGGTAAATTCTCAGTTGAATACGCAATACCAACACCAACACTAATTGTATTAAAAGATGTTACATCTGTAGCTACACTTGTTAAAGATCCACCTGCAATAAGTAGTTTTGTAAAGTTTCCAACTGTTAGAGGAAGTGGAGGAACTGAAAATGTAGAAGTGTAACGAGCATTTCCAATATTAATACGGAAGTTTGTTAAAGAACCAGTAAATTCCATATTAGCCATTGATGTAGATACTGCAGTATCACCACCAAGAACACTACCAATAAGGAGAGGCGATGTTACATCAGTAACTGATGTGCTAGAACTAACTGTTGCAATTGCAGTACCATTTTGGTATACACTTACAGTAGAACCAGTAGAAACAACAGCAAAATGTACCCAGTTACCAACTACACCTGAAAGACTAGCTTGCAAGACAAGATTACTATTTGTAAAATACTTCAATGTTCGCGAGCTTCCAGAACCTTCAATTGTGAGACCAAGAGTAGGTCTTGTGTTATTTGCAGGATCGTACACTCCTTTTGAAAAGATAGTACTATATTGAGATGATGTTGTCACCATATCTTGAAACCACTCAATTGTGTATACATTTCCAAGCGCATATGTGAATGCTGTAGATCCAACTGTTTTGACAGTAAGATAAGATGTACCTGCAGGTCTAGCATCAGAAGAACGACATAGACTGCAAGATAGACCAGCAGGACCTTGTGTTCCGGTAGCTCCTGTTATACCTATAGGACCTGTAGCACCCGTTACACCTGAAGCGCCTGTAGGACCAGTAGAACCAGTTAGACCCGTAGGACCAGTAGAACCAGTAGAACCAGTTAGACCAGTAGGACCAGTAGAACCGGTTAGACCGCTAGGACCTGTAGAACCAGTAGAGCCAGTTAGACCCGTAGAACCAGTAGAACCAGTTAGACCCGTAGGACCTGTAGAACCAGTAGAGCCAGTTAGACCCGTAGAACCAGTAGAACCAGTTAGACCCGTAGAACCAGTAGAACCAGTAGAACCGGTTAGACCAGAAGGACCAGTAGACCCAGTAGAACCAGTTAGACCACTAGGTCCTGAAGCACCTGTAGCACCAGTTAGACCCGTAGGACCAGTAGAACCAGTAGAACCATTTGTCCCTGTGATTTGTGTAAGATCGGGTATCGAAGATAACACAACTGTTTGAGTAACCTGTTCAACTATATAACCTGAAGAAGTATTAGTTCCGGGCGTCAATCCAAGTGGAAAAAACAATGTAGACGACGGATTTACTGAATCAAGTATGGTTCCGCTAGGTATAGTCCCTAAAAATAACACAGATGTATTTGTAACATTAGTTAATGGTAGATCTGGAATAGCAAACTGATTACCACTATATAATGATGTTCCATTAACAATTCTAAAATTTGTTAAATATCCAACAAATCCTGAATTTAGTGCAATTATACTTCCAGTACCATTTGAATCATTTGTAGACCAAGCACCTAACATAAGCGTATTCATTGAAAAATCAAATGAACTAGTACCAGATCCAATTAAAATTCCATTTTGGTATAGTCTTACATCTGACGAATCTCTAACTAATGCAAAGTGCGACCATTGGTTAATTATATTTGTTACACTAACAGAAATTGGAGTAGCATCATCTACGTAAAATGTAGCTGTTCGCGATGTTGAACCAGATCCAGAAAGTACAAATCCATATCTGGGCGATAGCCGTTGATATAGACTATTGCCAAACGAAAATACTGCAGCAGTTGATTGTGATGATGAGTCTAACTTCTGTACCCATTCAATTGTAAAACTACCTGTTCCCAATACTAGCGATGTATTATAAGGTACTACACTTGAGTTAGACATCTGAAAAAAAGTTCCCGGTTGAGGAAACTGTAGTGCAGTTGTTGATAAGTTCTGGTATGAAACAATTGCAGAAGGTCCCGTAGCACCAGTAGCACCAGTAACTCCAGCACCTGTAGCACCTGTAGCACCAGTAGACCCACTAGCACCAGTAGAACCACTAGGACCTGTAGCGCCACCACCAGGACCGGTAGGTCCCTGAGTACCTGTGGCACCAGTAGCTCCAGCACCAGTAGCACCAGTAGCACCAGTTAGACCAGTGGGACCCGTTACACCAGTAGCTCCAGCACCTGTAGAACCTGTAGCACCTGTAGTACCAGTTAGACCCGTAGGACCGGTAGCACCAGTAGCACCAGTAGCTGCAGCACCTGTAGCACCAGTAGGACCAGTAGGACCAGTTACACCTGTAGGGCCTGTAGCACCAGAGCTTGAAGCACCTGTAGAACCTGAAGCTCCGGAAGCTCCGGAAGCTCCTGAAGGTCCAGAAGGTCCTGAAGGAGCAGTATATACTGTAGCACTTGAAGACGTCGGGGAGCCATAGGTACCATTAACCGCCACCTCTACAGAAGCTTGGTAATATCTCCCATTAATAGGAGTTGTTTCAAATGAACTGGATGTTATTGGCGCCCCTGATGGGAATTCGTTATTGACTCCTATCTCTGTAGGACTTGTCATGCCTGATGACAATGAAGATGACAAGGTAACACGCCACTCTGTAGCAGAATCCCCCTGATTTGTCCACGAAACAAGAACACTAGTTCCACCAGGAAACGTAATTGTTACGCCCGTTACTTCATTACCAACTGGTTGTAATGTCATACTATTTATACATTTATGGGAAGTAAAAACTGCCAATTGTCTGCGTTGCTATTCCAAACTTAAATGATCCTATTTCAGTGTTAATTGATGCTGTTGGAAAGTAAATAACACCATCTAAATGTGTATGAACTGTATCATCACTTGTATCAATTGAAGGATCGGGAAAATACATTGTTGAAGTAATATTACTAGGAATTCCAAACTTAAATGATCCTATTTCACTAGTAATTGAAGGCGTTGGAAAGTGAATTACACCATCAATTTGTCCTGGGGGAACAATCGGAGGGGTTACAGGATCAGTAGATAAAAATCCAGTGAGACGTTCATATTCTTGAATAAATGCAGGTAATACAGTTTGTCCTTTTTGCTGTAATCTTAAAATTAAATCATTATATTTCTTACCATACCAACTAGTATCAACTAATGGTGAAACGCGTAAAGATGCAGATATAATCGCGAATCCCTCATCTATTTTTGCTAGAACATTTCTAATTGTAGCTTGACTTGTTGTAGATGTAATTCGTTCGCTTTCAATTCGTACAATCATATCCAAAACATCTAAAAATCTTAATTTATTTTCAATATCAGTTGCTAAATTTGAATAAGAAGGATATAAAAACCGACTGGTTGTGAAATTTTGAACACCAACAAATTTAATTTTTAAGTATCTAATTGTACCATCAGCTACCATAGCTTTTGATTTCCCAAAATAAATAGTACGTCCACCAATCTTAATACTTTCAGTCTGTAAGAAATTACCAGCTCCAGCAATGTCTGAGTCAAGAGAAAATGATAATGTTTTTCTGGGTGTGTAATCTATATTTATAATAATATTATCACCATCTGCAAACTGAGGGCTTCTTATCTCTCGTGTGTTTCCAAGTGTAATAAGATTTGCCAATCTTAACTGAAAAAGTAAATTGGTCAAAGCAGATTCTGTTGTTTTTGAGGATACATTGCTAATAGGTCCGCTTAATATAAGAGTAGCTAAATCATCTGATATAATGCTTGTTACACTTTCTTTTATCATAGATGCTGGTACAAAGTTTAAAATAGAATCTGGTGGTACAATTTCAGAAATTGATTTTAAAATAGAATCATGGATGACATTAACATCATCAGTAAACGTTTGCCCAGAACGTACTAAAAAATTATCTAAAGAATCAAGTTCTTGAATTACATTAGAGATGTTAAGACGAATAAGACCAGACTTAATGCTATCTTCATATGAAATCATTGAAGATAATGTTGTTAATGGTACTTTAATCGTGATATATTCTAGTGTGGTATATGCGTTGTTTGAAAAAAGTAACTTATCGGTGTTTTCTTGGGCTAATCCTTTGTATGTATGCTTAAATGCAAAAGTTGACATACCTACTAATTATTTGTAGGTACATTTAAATTTATGAAGCTTTTAGAGTTACCATGTATGTATGAACTACAGCATTTGTAGATAGCTCGCGACCCACACCAGTTCCTGTTGAAGGGTTGTAGAGGGGAATTGTTACACCGCCAATTGTGATAGATGTAGATGCTCTGGTTAGACCAGGAATTGTTGCATCTGTGTCCACCTCAAAGACTACGGCCTTTGCAATTGTGTACTTCACTAAGAACTGGAACGTGTCTCCTGGATTGAAGTTAATACCATACCATCCCTGAAACTGTGGAAGTATGAAAGAAACACCGTTGCTCGTAGAACCAGATATTAACTGTGTTGCATCACTTCCTACTTCAGAAGCTGTTGATGATAGAGAAGGCGCTGTGATTGCAACCTGTGGAAATACACCTGAAGCGTATGTGTATGTTCCTGAAGAAACACCTGTAGTACCGTACACGCCAACATTTGTAACATTGTTAATTCCTGTGATTTCACGGAACTTTAGAGGGATAATTAGAGCTTGCTTTGGATCAAGAAGTGGTCCACTAGGAGCTTCCGTAAATACAGACGCATTACCAATAAAGCCTGTAACAGATGTCGTGATCTGAACCGAGGAGAGACCACAATCAGCTCTTGCAATAATAGATCCTAGAGAAGGTGTACCAATCGTAACGGTTAAAGGTACTCCGCTCGGGTAACCACTGCCACCATCTGACACATTTATACCTGTTATACGACTACCTACACCACCAACATCTGAAATTATTGGTACTCCAATGGCCTGTCTTGAAGGTTCAGGAGGGGCAATTTCCACAGTAGGTGGATTTAGGAAGTTTGCGGAACCAACAACTGTAATTGACGCAACGCCTCCGGCATCATTGAGAGTTGCAGTAACTGATGTAACAGTCGGTGTCGGGGAATCAGCAGTTGAAGGAGTAACGGTCACTGAAGGAGGTGCTGAATATCCATTACCAGCTACTGTAACTGCTATAGTTATAGTTCCATTTGCATTAACTGTTGGTACTCCAACTGCTCTTACTGCAGTAGGAGGTAATGGAAATGTAATTGAAGGAGGGTTACTAGATTGATAGTAAGCACCACCTACAGTTCTTGCAGCAACACTAATACTGCTTCCAACAGTTCCACCAACATTTTCTATTGAGACTGTTTTAGTTCCCGAATTAATAGCAGTTATTTTGTATGGTCCCAAATTTGTAGAATTTATACTACCTACTGCACTAGCAAGCGTGAGAAACATACCAAGTTGAAGATTAGCTGCAGCTGCATTGAATGGGTCAAATGTCAATGCCTGAGTGGTTACTGAGGGACTACCACTAGCAACACTTGCGGCAGTTGATACAATAGTACCAATCTCAATTGAAGCTCCAATTGTTACACTATCTACTTTACCACGATAGGTAGCTGATAATGGTGTAACTAAAGCTGTTGCAACAGCAGCCAGACCAGCGCCTGTTCCAGAACCGACAACACTAACATCCGGGTATGATGACAGATTTTCAAGTCTATTTGTCATTACTACAGTTGGTTCAGTCGTACCTGCATTCGCAAGTGAACCAACACGTACGACACCTGATCCGGGAATATCCGCAAATACACCATCTCCATTTCTGTACAACCCATTGTTCAGATAAGTCTCTTTGGGAATTTGTACACCATTTAGTTTCAAACTTGTTGCAAGAACAATTCCTTGTGCACCACCGTATACTTTGATCTTAGGAACTGATACAAACCCGGATCCAAATTCAGTAACTTTAACATCTCTAGGATCAGCAATATTATTTGTAACACTAGCAACAGTAACCGTTCCTCCAATACCACCCTCTACAACAAGAACATCGCCAGGACGATAGTCAAACCCACCATCGAGTGTAGCGACTGCAGTTGCTCGTATACCCGCTGTTGGGACATCAATTACTACTGTAGGAATACCAGTGTATCCTGAACCATATGATGTCGCATTCGCAGCAAAAACAATGTTTGTAATAACACCGCTACTGTTTGCAGTCGCAGTTGCAGTCGCCGGAGTTGGTGATATTCCTCCGCCTAAAAAGCTAACACCAATATTAGTAGCATTCGGTGTGTAGCCAGAACCACCATTTGTAATTGTTACAGTTCCAATGGATCCCCCGACTGCAAATGATGATATAGAACCACCAGTAACCCCAGTTACACGGATGTAACCAAAATCTTCAGTAACTGGTGCTGTATGCGTTAAGCCACCCAATAATCTGCACTTTTGGTGTAGAGTGTAACCACTTCCACCGCTTGTTAAAGTTAATCCGGTTGTTGGCGTAATGCGAGCTGTCTTGGCAGTTGCACTTGCTGTTGATGATGTAAATGAAGGAGATTGGAAGACAACCGAAGGAATACCAGAGTATGAATTACCAGGTGTGAGTATTTGAACAGAGACAACGCCAAGATAGTATTGGATATCTGCGCCAGTTCCTGCCGCCGCAGTGAGCGCAGTGCCTTGTGCTAAACTAGCAAATGTTGGCATTGTTGTGTATCCAAGACCAGGTTCACTGATATATGTGTTCAAGATTGTACCTCGTACATCAACTTGTGTTACAACTACCTTCGCTGTAATGTTCCCAGATACTACAGGTGATGGTGTTGTTAACGTGATTACGTTTCCAACTTTATAATCAACACCACCAGACACAATAAATGCAGATGTAACACCCATTTTAGCAGCAGCTGTTGCACCAGATCCATATCCGGTTATGGTGACAGTCGGTACAAAGTCATAACCAGAACCAGGAACTGATACTAAAATCTTACTTACAGAACTGTTTGTCACAGCAGCAGTTGCACGCGTGGTAGTAGCCTGAGGAGGATCATCAAATATCAACTGAGGACTTGCGTATAACCCGATACCAGCACTTGCATTTCTAGCAGTAGATGATGGCACAACGCCTAGTTTTGCAACTGGACTAGAAACAACAGCTAGAGGATAACCACTTGCTTGTGTATTGTTGCTCATGGTTACAGTAGGAACCGATGTATATTCACCATAACTGTTACCTTGGAATTGAACTCCAATAATATCATATAAGATATTAGCCGGTAGTGATGGTACGGTTAATGTTGCACCACTTCCAGATCCACTAATTGTAACAGTAATCGTCTCAGCTCTCCAAGCCGGAGGTGTCAATGAAGTATCCCATGTGAAGCCATATCCAAAACCACCACTTGACATTGATATACCCGTAATTGCTCCGACGCTATTCACACTTGAAACAGTTGCAGATGCAGGAGCACCTTGTCCAGATGCAGGAGCACTGATTGTAAGAGTTGTTGCTGTGGTGTATCCTGTTCCCGTTGCACCTCCAGGAATTGCAAGGGTCTGAATTACACCACCCATGATTGGACTTACTGCTGCAGTTCCATAAACGCCAGGATCAATTCCGAATTTTACAGCGGTGCTTTCATTTTTTACAACAGATAGTGCTTGCGCTGGAGTATAACCTCTACCACCGGTAAATGTTACATCGGTTACACCATAATATGTAGGAATTGATGTCACTGATAATCTAGGAGCAAGAGTTAAAGTTCCAGAATACTCTCCATCAGATCTAGTTGTAATAGTAGTTGCCGGAGGTGTAGTGTAACCCGAACCATTATTTAGGTATACAAACCGGTCTAACGTATATAGAACAGTTGGGGTATTAAACGTACATCCAGATCCACCAAGCTGAGAAAGAGTAAGTGTGATCGGCTCAGATACACCTCCACCAATTCCCAACCCGTAACCATATCCACCATCGATAATAGTAACACTCGCTATTCCACCCGATGCATTAAGTGTTAGAGATGCCTGTGCAGTTCTACCTGCACTTGCAATAAAAGTTACCTTAGGAGGAGCAGTATAACCAGAACCACCACTTGTAATTAAAATATTTGCAATTCCTCCAATTGAATTATTTAGAAGAACAGGGACACCTGTGGCTTGTTTAACTACGGCTGAGAATGGTGAAGTTGATCCAGCTACTAGTTCTCCTTGTCCATTTCTTGTTACACTTGTAGCCCCAATAAACAAAATACTCGGAATAGTTCGGTATCCAACACCGCCTAAGCCTGTTTGAGCAGTTGCAGTAAATGCTGTTGTTTGTGTTACACCAGTTGTAGCAATAGCGGCAACAGTAGGATTTCCTTCATAACATGATCCACCTGATGTAACAGTTAAAGATGCAACTGATGTGCCAGACATTACTGCCGTTGCAGTAGCTGCTGTACCAACCGTAAAATTACAAGCCGTAGCCATCGTTACACCATTAGGATTGATGAATGTAACTGAAGTCGTACTAGGAACTGTTTTTATTGTGAATGTTCCATTATTGGCTGCAGTCGCAGCACCTGTAATTGTGATAGGATTACCAACTTTTATAGCAGCGTCCAAACCCTTTACTCTAGCCAGTGTAAGTGTTACAGTTCCTGACGAAACAACTGTATTTGAAACAGTTCCGGAAGCAGGAGGTTCAATTTCTACATTAGGAACACCGCTGTAATTACCACTATTAGTTATTGCAATGGATGTAACAGTATTTACTACGGTAACACTAGTCACGGCACCAGTTGTTGGACTTACAGTAGCTATTGCTTGTGCCTGAACAGATTTGGGAGGTGCGGCAATAACAACAGTAGGAGGACTTGAGCGTGAATAGTTGCTACCACCGGCGGTAATTTGGACTTCGGTGATTGAACCGTTTACGATAACAGGAAAACCTGTTGTTGCACCACTACTAGCTGTTGTTCCATTAGCAGCAAATCCTCCTGAGATTGTTATAGTGGGAGCAGCTCCATAATATCCAGCACCAGGATTTAGAATCGTAATACCTGTAACCTGACCAGTGACCTCGTTAACTACCGGTACAAGAATCGCAATTTGTTCTGTAGATGGTGCAGCTATACTGACAAATGGAGCATTTATATATCCAGTACCGCTACCACCAGCTAATATGTCAGCAGCGGATAGTGAAATAGCTGATACACTTCCTGTTTCTGTGATACTTGCAGTAGCTGTCGCTGCAATTGTTGGAGCACTGAAAAGCATAGTAGGCACAGTGTAGAACCCGGTACCTGCGGTTGTAACGTCTACAGACGTTACACTACCAGATGTCATCGCAGGTGTAGACGTTACAGGAGGGACACCATTGTATGGTGCGCTGATTGTTAATGTATCAGACTGTTTGTAGCCAGAACCCGGAGTTGCTACACTAATGGCACTGATACTTCCATAAAATACAGGATTAGCTACAGCTCTAGTCCCCTTATTAATTCTCGCAGCTGCAGGCGGCGTTGTCTCAACTACCGCAGTTCCTAGAGCACATCGGAACTGTGTTGAACTAGGAATTGATGTTATAACAAATGTTCCATTGTTTCCAGTATTTGTAAACCCACTTGTTGTGATGGTCTCTCCAAGTACAAGTCCAGCAGTTGACGTCGACACTGTAAATGTTACAACAAGGGTTGTTACCGCAACACCTGTGCATACTAGTGATAGTGGAAATGGCATTGCCACCTTTAACGGTAAATCAGTAACAGGTATTCCTGTGTATCCAGTTTTAGTTGATATTTGATTAACACCCATTAGTGGTTCAAACGTAGGTAGAGTACCACCAATAGCTGTAGATCCACTGACAATCACGTTGGGAACGGTTGTGTAACCAGAACCACTTGTAATTAGAGTAAAACTGTTAAGAGTTGTACGAATTGTTGAAGTTGTTCCTGTTGTTACCGCGAATGATTTGGGAGCTGTAGTGAGTGCACTGCATACGCCACCTGATATAGTCAAAGGATTTTGCAAAGAAACTGTAATGGCCTGATTACTGGAATAAAATCCACCAAATGATGTCATAACCACACCTACAAGTCTCATTGTAGGTGGACCGAATGTTGCTTTAGTAGTTCCAGCTTCAATAGTAGGTGCCTCAATTAGTGACGTGTAACCACTACCTGCATTTGTAATTGTGATAGTAGAACCAGCTAAAGTAGTAGCACCAACTGCTGTCCTTACAATTGCAGTTGCAGTAACTCCTGTTACAGTACCATTCTCATCAACAGGAGGCTTAAATGTAAGAGTATACTCTGTATCGGCTACATATCCAGTACCGTTTGAAAGAATTGTAAACCCTGCTACTCCCATAGATGCTTTCGCCTGAGCAAACGCGTTTGTACTTCCTTTCTTCACACCTTCGAGACCAGCTAGTAGATCAGGAAATCCATGAGTAGAAAGCTGATTTAACTTTGTACGACTGCCATCTGCATTAGTTGTGTATAACATATCATTTGCAACAGCTTCCTCAAAAATTGACTGCACGACAGTATTGTAATTATCCGGGCTGGTGAATCGAGGACCAGCATTTACCATCTGAGCTAGCTGCTGATCCGGCTCCAAACTGGTACTGCTTGTCTGAGACTTAATAACCGCAGCAGGCAACTTGGCAAGAATTGCATTGGCCTTGACAAGAGAGAAGCTATTCTGATTCTGGTTATATAAGTTGAGTAGCGTATTTACTTTGTTGAGCTCATCATCAGTGTAAAATGTAAAGGTCACTGTACCGGATCCACCTAAGATACCTCCACTGGTAGCTGTGGGTAGAAGATCAGCCGGACGAGTACCATCCCATTTCATCAAAACACCACCAGTTAGATTGGCTCCTAGACCGCCAATTTCACTCTGAGCCCAGTTGATGTATGTATATGTACTAGAAGGTACAGCAGGTAGTGCTGAGTATAGCCAGAACTTACTATTTGTAGGTAGTACGTTTAATATGTAACGAATACCAGATGTATCATATCCATAGGAAGCACTACCATCACCCTGTCCAAAAGTACCTACAAGCTTTAGACTTGTATCGAGGAGACCGTTTGTAGTAGTACATTGATATACATTTCCCTGGTATACAACACGATCACCTGCATAGTTAGGAACAGTTGCAGACCAACCACTTGCAATTGTAGACTGAGACCAGTAAGACTTATGGGCTACACCACTAGCCTCCGTAGGTGGAAGCCCCTGTACATAAGCCTGGTAGTAACGATTCTGCCCAATTACAGGACCGGTATATCCAACAACCGTTGTACCCTGTGTAGGCACGGGATCAGATGATACTGATGTTGTGCGAACTAGAGTGTAACATGATGCATTTAATGTACCAGGAGGTGTAAATGTAACAATATCTCCGAGATAATACTGATCCGTTATAGACCATACAGGTACATTTGTTACACCTGCATTTCCAGTACGAAGTGAAGCTAACTCGGTCGAACCAACAGAACCACTCGGTACAACTCCGTTGTAATAGAGAACGAAAGCCGATAGATCAACAGCAGGTATCTTAAAGATAACATTTTCGTCGTAATCTTGTCCAGCAACAAACGCCGTTGCTGTCTCACCGAATACGGTGATCTTATTCTGCTTAAGCGCAGACGTCGCATACGTGTACTTAAACACGATCGACTTACTTCCTGACATTATGGGGGTATGCTATATTCACAGATATTATTTCTATAAAATTTATAGTAATGGCAACGATCTCAGCGCTGAAAAAAGACTGTAATTTTCTGATTACAATGATCAATCGTATCCAAGTTATTATAGCAAAGACCGAGCTTGCCAATGATTTAAAAGGTAATCTTAGTTACCAACAACCAAACGTTCAAAAGAACTTGGCTGATCCATTGTCATACAATACAAGTGCTTTAAATCAAGAAATTGTTACTCTGTCTCTTCAGGGCTTTATTGCATACTTGTATGTGAAAGCTTTCAATACGGTATATCCGTCAAATCCAACACCAGAAGAATATGCACAAATTCGTGAGATTTACGAGGCTCTTAATATTTCTGTGCCACCAGTAATAAATGCATAGATCCGTTCTAGAAACGATCGAGGATCCTAAAGTGACGAATCGTTATAATGCAACATCAACATCAAAGCAGTATCCTGCACCCGAACACGGTGGTCGTATTCCCAACTTTAATGATCCTACATTACGCGGATCTCCTGCCATGAGTTATAAGCCTTATAAAGAAGGTGCTCCTATTATGGGTCACAATCCTCGCGATGATTTAATTGGTCGTCAACACAAGCCTACTCTACTCAATACGGTATTTTTTAGTCAGGATAATATTGAAACATTACAGCAAAAGATTCATGAACAGGTTTGGCTCATGAGTAACAAGCAGTACAATATTGATCGTCAGAGTGACGACGACTTACAACTCATTATGCGCAGCTATTACCTAATGTTTGGTGAGAATAACGATAGTCGTGTGTCGCAAGAACTAGAGGAACTCAACAGCCGTGTAGTTGGTTATGCAAGTGCAAAAATATATTCTGAAGTTGAATTTTATCAGTTTTATCGCAAGGATATTGAAGATTTTGCACCTCCCATTGCTGGACCTATCAATACTCAAGTATATGGAACGCGTACAGGTGAACTAAAATCATTCTTCTAGACATTTAATGGAACTTTGTACCTTTCACGATCGTATTTATGGTAAATATGAAAATCAATTATATGTTTTTGAACCCACATGGGATTCATTTCGACCTATTGAAAGAGTTGGTTGGGATGGAAAACAATATAGCATAGTTGATTCTAAATTTAAGAAAGATATCTTTAGTGATTTTTATGGATATGAATCTGTAGATCAAAAAAAGATATGTAAACAACTTATTGAAGAAACTGAACTAGAAAAGGCGACTGAACTTGTAGATTCGGTTGCTTTTTGGAAATGGTCAGGTGAAGTAGAAGCAAAGTGGTTCAAAGATAGACCATGTGTATTTACATCGCCATGTGTTGAAAAAAATTGGATAAAATACTTACGATATTTAAATATTCGTGCAAAAACGTTGCGTCAATATCCTAAAACTCGGACCACAAAGCGTTTACTGGGAAAAAAGGATAAATCTAATAAATGAGAATCAACATTATTGGTAGTTTCAAGCCGAATACAGGACTTCATCAGGATATGGAAATTCTGCGTGGAATCATTACTGGTATGCTTGGAACTGAAAATATTAAAATGAGACGTATTCCTCACATGTTTCCTCAGTGTGATGAAGCTGAAGTTAACATATTTGTAGAAGATATTAACCCTTCACTTTTTCCATATGCTCGTAAGAATATTTGGATTCCAAATCCCGATTGGACGCGTCGTGCATGGATTCCATACATTGAAATGGTTGATGAAATTTGGGCAAAAACACAAGAATGTAAAGAAATCTTTGAGAAGGCAACAGATGGACGCAAAACAGTTCATTATATTGGTTGGTCATCAATTGATAAATGTATGAATTTTAACGAAGTTAATAAGAATTACTCTAAGGCACTTGTAGTGACTGGTAAAAATATATTTCGTCACCCTAGACCTATTCTTCACGCATACCGAGATATTTATCTTGAAGATGAAGACCTGTTTAACAAACTACCTGAACTAAATATTGTCTTCAATCCGGAACATGTGATGTTTAAGGTTCCAGAGGAAATCAAGTCAAAGGTAAATGTTATTGGAAGAATTCTAGAAGAAGAGGAATATAATAATCTTCTTCGTGAGTGTGGTCTATGTGTATGCCTTTCTTTTGCTGAAGGATTTGGTCATGCAGTAAATGAGGCTATGTCAGCTGGATGCAATCTACTACTTTCTCCTATTCGTCCTTTCACAGAGGATCTAGTAGGACAGTTACAACTTGGTACATATTATGCTTCTTATTCAAATATCATTGAGCATCCTGAATGTACTATTTCTCTATTAGAAATTGAAACAAAATCAGTTGTAGAGTGTCTTCGCAAGTATGTTAACGATAGTGCAGAGGAGAAGCACGAGGGTAGCAAGACATCTCGTCAGCTATACGAATATCGCCACAAGCTTTGGATTCAAGTAATGAAGAGCATTTTTCAAAACTGGGATGTAAATCAGGAACCGTATAGCTTGAAAGATGTAATGCCAAAAGAAGCTGATCTACCTGATATTTCTATTTTGACGATCACCAAAGATCGTCGTGTTTTTATGCCTCTAGCAAAGTATTCTTATATGATTCAGTCATATCCTGAAGATAAACTAGAATGGGTCATTGTAGATGATGGTGATGATCCGATTGAAGATACACTTATTGGAGTTCCGAATGTAAAGTATGTAAAATGTGAACCTGGAATGACAATTTCTCAGAAGCGCAATCTTGCAGTTGAAAGTGCTACATATGATACATTTGTTAACATGGATGATGATGATGTGTATCCGAATAACAGTGTTATTCAGCGTGTTGCAATGATGTTAATGGAGCCTAAGAAAGAGTGTGCCTTTTGTACTACAATTCCTTGCTATGATATTACGAAGTTCAATTCGTTTATGAATGTACCTCCTATGGCACTTGGAATGACAGATCGTGTATCTGAGGCAACTCTTGTCTTTACTCGTAAGTTTTGGGAAGAAGGTAAGTTTGATGATACGGTTCACATCGCAGAAGGTAACGCATTTATTCGTGGTCGCGAGCAAATGTGTAGAGAGATATCCCCTCAAGATGTTATTGTTAGTTTAATTCATCCAAAAAATACTTCATCTCGCAAGAGTCCTGAAGTAGAGGATCCAAATGGATGCCATTACGGATTTAATGAACAGTTGTTTGCTATGGTTAGTCAAATTGGCGTAGAACTATCTCCATCTACTGAATCTAGTACTTCATGCCAAAAAGAGAGCGGCGGCGGTGACGACGCGACGTCTTCTTAGTGCGACGCTTGCCACCCTCAGCACCTTCAGGCTTTGTGACTACAACGGGAGCCGCCGGGTCAGGCTCAACGCCACCAGCGGCGCCACCGCGCATCTTGAGACCCATCTTCTTGAGCATCTTACGCACAGTCTTCTTCTTTACCATGCGAAGCTTCTTGTGAGAGCGACGCTTACCACCAGTTGCAGGAGCAGAGTTACCAACAGAGCCATTGAGAGGAACAAAACCTTCAGCAAGAGACATTTTTATACTTAACTAAAGAGAAATTGTTTAGGCGCTACAGGAAAGACAAGTGGGGTCAACCGTAAATTTTTGCGCAGATGAGGCTGCCTTTGTACGCAAATAATAACAACCAGTCTTCAAACCTTGCTTCCAAGCAAACATATGCATAGATGTAATCTTAGAATATGTGGGTTCGGCAAGGAACAAATTGAGTGATTGTGACTGGCAGATAAATGGAGCTCTATCACGAGACATCTGGATCAATGTCTTTTGAGGAATTTCCCATACAGTCTTGTATAGTTCACGAATATCAGCAGGAATCTCTTTAATGTTAGCAATACTACCATTCTCTGCCATAATCTGACTACGAATATCTGATGTCCACATATTGATCTTAACAAGCTCTTCTACCAAATACTTGTTTACCATCATGAAGTCACCTGATAGTACACGACGAGTATACAAATTAGAAGTAAACGGTTCAAAGCACTCGTTATTACCCAAGATTTGAGAAGTAGAAGCTGTAGGCATTGGTGCTACAAGTAGTGAATTTCTCATACCACCCATACACATTTTACGCAACATTTCCCAGTTTAGATAAGTTGTAATAGGCTTATCATTCCAAAGATCAAATTGCATCTGTCCTTGACTCATAGGTGATCCTTTAAAACTTAGATACGAATTATGACCAACAACTGAAATGTCAGCTCGCCATTCATCTTGAGTCGCACCTAGCATACTGGCACTAGCTGCTGCATAATAGATATTCTCAAAGATTTCACGATTTAGCTTAGAAGCTTCAGGAGAAGTCCAAGGAATACGAAGCATAGCAAATACATCTGCAAGTCCCTGAACACCAATTCCAATCGGACGATGACGTTTGTTAGAATACTCACACTTACGCGTCGGATAGAAGTTCTTATCAATTACGATATCTAGATTGTTAGCAAGAATTGCCGTATAAGATCGCAGTGCTTCAAAGTTAAACTTTCCATTCTCTACAAACTTAGGAAGAGCTAGAGATCCAAGATTGCAAACTGCTGTTTCATCTGGAGATGAGAATTCCATGATTTCGGTACAAAGATTTGAACTCTTGATTGTTCCCAAATTCTTCTGATTGCTCTTTGAGTTAGCAGCATCTTTGTAGCAAAGATAAGGCGTACCGGTCTGAATTTGAGCATCTAGAATCATCTGCCATAGCTTTTGAGCCGGCATACTCTTGCGACCCTTTCCAGCTGCTTCGTATGATGTATAAAGTTTATCAAACTCTTCACTGTGAACGTCATCAAGTCCAGGACACTCACGAGGACACATGAGAGTCCAATTCTCATTCTTCTCTACACGTTTCATGAAGAGATCGGGAATCCACAGACCATAAAATAGGTCACGAGCACGATCTTCCTCTGCACCCTGATTTAGTTTCAAACGTAGAAAGTCCTCAATATCTGCATGCCACGGTTCCAAATAGATAGCAAACGATCCGTTGCGCTTTCCACCCTGATTTACATACTTTGCAGTATCATTGTAAACTTTGAGCATCGGTACAATTCCGGTTGATTCTCCATTTGTTCCGTGAATTTTAGAACCACGTGCACGAACATTGTGAATTGAAAGACCAATACCTCCAGCCCACTTGCTAATTTGTGCACATTCGCCAAGTGTTTCGTAAATTCCCTTAATTGAATCTTCACTCATATTCGCTAGAAAGCATGATGAAAGCTGCGGGTGATTTGTTCCTGAGTTGAAGAGAGTAGGTGTTGCATGAATGAAATATCCTTCCGAAAGAGCATCGTATGTCTCTTTTACTTTTACAAAATTACTACCATGAAGTTGAATCGCTACACGCATCCACATATGTTGAGGACGTTCAACAACAACATCATTCTTTCTGAGAAGATAACCCTTTTCTAGCGTCTTAAATCCAAAGTAGTCAAACATAAAATCACGATTATAATCAATCATTGTTTGGTACTCATTTTTAAACTTACAAACTAGATCATGATAGGTATCACTAACAATCTCTTGATCATGATAGAGAGACTCTACACAGTCTAGAAGCGTCGATGGAGTATTCTTATGGTGATTATCAATTACAATACGAGCAGCAAGTTTACTATAGTTAGGATGATTACGAGCTACCATCGTAGCAGCTGTTTCTGCAGCAAATTCATCTAGCTTAGAAGTAGACATTTCATCTTCCAATTGGTTACATACTTTCTTAGCTACAATATCAGGATTTACATGTTCTAATCCATCTGATAGCTTGCGTAATCGTTGAAGAATTTCATCAAATGAAACAGGAACACGGTCACCATTGCGTTTGATTACATACATATGATCCATCTTAGTTATCATTCTATATATTGATATTCCGAGAATCCGTTGTCAATCAATTTGAGGCGAGTTTTACAGAAATATGCATAGATTGTAATTCTTGAATAACTAACCGTAATGCGTAAGGAACAGTAAGTGTTGTGACTTCGGTATCTTCGTTTGCATCCATCTGACCTGTTTCGGGTTGAAATAAAAACTCTGACTTATCTGAGCGCTCCATCAAGCTTTCATTGATAAATTTAGAAATTCCATGTGAAATTAAACCATCACGTTCCATTTCACCAATGCGTAATCCACCTTCATTTGCACGACCTTCTACTGGTTGATGAGTTAGCAACTTTTTGGGACCGGATGCTCGGAAGTTTAACTTATCTTCAGTCATCAGTTTGCTACGAATGTAATAGGTAGGTCCAACAAAGATCTCGGCTTGCATCATCTGACCAGAATGACCACTATACATCAATTCATGTCCATATGCATGATATCCTGCTTTGAGTAATAAGTCTTTTGTTTCACTTACACGATTGCGAGCTGAAAATGGAGTTGAATCTACTAGTGCACCCATATGTAGACCTAACTTTGTAGACATCATTTCAATAAACTGACCAATCGTCATACGAGAAGGAAATGCATGCGGATTTACAATCATATCAGGTACGATTCCACTAGCGGTATAAGGCATATCTTCTGTTGCCACACGCATACCACATGTACCTTTCTGTCCATGACGAGCAGAAAACTTGTCACCTAATACAGGAATACGGTGTTCAGCTACACGAATTTTTACACCATGTAATCCATCAGGAGTTGTGTATCGGTACACTGCGTCAATTACAC